GTTACGTCTATGCCTACAAGCAACTGAAAGGGCTACTATGAAATACAACCGAAGCGTACTCAATGCATGGCTATACATTGTAGAGGCATATATCTATGACTACAAAAATGCAAGGAAAGATAAAGCCTTCCAAACCTTTATCGGCAACTTGGGGTACTACTACCCCGATGAATGGGAAAAAGTTGCAGGGATACTAGAGAAGCAAGCTAAGAAAGCAAGAAAGGGCAAGCGATGACTAAATGGGAAAAGACAGAACGCATTGTGTTCCTTGTAGGAATCATCATCGTCATGCTAGATGTACTTGTATGGAGGCCGTCATGACAGACCTAGAGATAGTCTTGGCAATCGCATTCGTAATCATTCTATGGATGTATCGCAGAGAAAGTGCAAGGGGCAACTATTACAAAGCTACGCTTATTGCTGTAGGTCTTGGCGTAGTAAGCATCGAGGTAGATGCGGATACACATACTTATAGACTGGAGGTATGCGATGAAATTAAACGTCACATGGAAACCAAAGGCTAACAACTTTTGGCTTGGCACATTGAACATGCCATTGACGATAGCGCTCAAAACTTTCGATGGTACTTACCACGATGACGACATACGTGACATAGGTTATGTATGCAAGCTAGACGACAAGTTCGTTGTCAGGCTATACGGCTCTGTATACAGCGGAGTACACCCAGTAGAGAAGTGTCACTTCGATACCAAAGAAGATGCAATGGACTGTGCTGAGAGTTTCGCCATTGCAGCACTCATAGCCAAGAAGCTGTCGCACTAGTGACAGGGCTATACATACACACGTTCTAAAATTCACTGGCTACCCAATCGTTCATGCGTACACGCATTGGGGCAAGCATCGAGTACGCGACAACCTTTTCAACCACAAGGAAAATCATGCGTTATAGCAATATCAAAACATCAATCCTAGAGCAGTTCAGAGCGCCCAATGGCAACAGGGTCGTGCCGTTCATACTCGGTGCACCCGGAGGTGGCAAGTCAGCTTGTGCCCGCGAGATCATGAAAGAGCTCAATCTCGATCATGTCGTGGAGTTCACTGCGTCACTTCGTGATCCAGTAGATGTACTCGGTACACCTAACAACACAGGTGCGTATACCCGCTGGGTTCCGCCTGAGGAGTTCTACATGTTGCGTCAAGGCGTTGGTCGTGTAGGTCTGATCTTGGAAGAGTTATCAGATGCACCCGTACCCATGCAGAATGCGCTATGCGGTGTAGCGTATGACTTTCGTGCAGGTAACTTACAGTTATCAGATAAATTGCACATCATCGCCACAGGCAATCGCACCGAGGACAAGTCAGGTGCTAATCGCATCACGTCTAAGCTAGCTAATCGTACTAGACGCTTTGACTTCCAAGAGAACGTCGATGACTGGACTGAGTGGGCGTTGGACAACGACATCGATCCTGTATTGATTCAGTTCTTGCGCTTCAGACCCGGCCTCCTGTCTGACTTCGATCCCAATCGATTCGCTAACCCTACGCCTAGGTCATGGGAGCGTGTCAACATGATCCCCGAATCCTTGGAGAGTGCGTTGTTCTTTGACAACTGCGCAGGTGAGGTGGGTGAAGGTGCGGCGGCTGAGTACACAGGCTTCAGACGTATCTACTTGGCGTTGCCTAACATCGAGAGTATCTTGCTTGACCCAGCAGGTGCAGATGTACCGGCAGACCCAGCGACTCTGTATGCACTGACAGGTGCGTTGGCTCGCAAGTCTACCAAGGACAACTTTGATCGTGTATCCAAGTACTTGTCACGTATGAGCCCCGAGTTCAACGTCATGGCAACTAAGGATGCAATCAAGTTGTGTCCAGCGATCAAGTCAACACGTTCATTCGTAGAGTGGGCTAGCAAAAATGCTGAGGTGTTGATGTGAGGCATGTGTGGATGGCTGACACCGACTACACGCACACACTGTACAAGCAACTACCCGAGCACAAAACGCCACAAAAGATGGCGTGGATCGCTTGTGCGTACAGCACAGCGCAAGGCTACAAGAAGTTTTGGAAAGCCCGCATTATCAAGACGGGCGAATTCAATACATTCGATACCGAGCAACAAGCCAAAGACTGGGCTCAAGCAGTCGTTCTTCTCAACCAATGAAAGACCTATATGCAACCAACCAAATTGGCAGACAAGGTAATACTTGTTAAGCTAACAATGCGTCGTGCTTCACTGACTAAACGTGATGCATATCTATCAGACAAGATACAACGGCAAGAGGGCGATACATCGCTCACTGTGCTGACTAAGTTGTTCAAGTCTAAGGACAATCCGATTGCGCAGATCATGTCTAAGTACACAGATGTGTATGCGTATCACAAGAAGCACACGCTACCTTACGTGGATGCAGGGCCTCGCATCTTGCCCAATGACTTGTACTTTGAGTACACGCAAGAGACTAAGCATCGCATTGCCATGATGGACAATCTCAAGCGCAACTACATGCCACACTACGATCAGCTAGTGTTAGAAGATGTGGCCTTTCGTAACAGTGGACACGCGGCAGGTCGTGCTTGTGTGGGTGACTACCCGACAGCAAGTCAGTTCGATCAGTCTATGTCGATTGATATTAAGTTCCAACCAATGCCTGACTCAAGGCACTTTCTCTTTGACCTAAGTGAAGATGATCTGAAGTCGTTTCAACAGTCAGAGCATGAAGCAGCAGAAGCTATGAACATGGACACCATCGCTCGTATGCTCAAGCCACTCTCAGCACTCACTCAACGCCTACAAGAGTATCAGGGTCAGAAGGGTGAACGCTTCCATAATAGTCTTGTCGAGAATGTCATCGAAGGTTGTGACATAGCCCTTAAGTTGGCAATCAATCCAACGCAAGAGTTGATCGATGAGATCAACATTCTCAAAGCAACAGCGACAGGCTGTCTCAATACAGTCGAAGTCATCAAAGGTTCAGCTAACGCAAGGCACGACGCCAAAGCGAAGCTTGAAGCAGTAGCCGCTCGCATGGCGGCATTTAACATCTAAGGAAAGGTTATGACAATGCGACCCACTCTCTACCAAGCATCTAGGATGCTAACAACTGCAGGTGTATCGGCAGAAATTAAGTTTGATCCGACCAAGATCACAAATCGTTTGCGTAAGTCTATTCAACGACAAATAGCGAGCGGAGTTCTGACTGGAGGCTATTCATCACACGCCACACGCCTTGCCAAGTATCTGTGCAAGCAGTTTGATATTAGATACACAGATCGAACATGGTATGGACTTCGTGTACCAGCAGCTGCTGTCGAACATCGCGAGAAGTTTGTTGAGTTAGTTCAAGCAGACTTAGCCGCATTCTTACTCGATGGCGACCACTATAACAACCCAGATTGGGATAAAAAGAAAGCCGCTGAACATATCGCAGGCATTAGAGCAGGGCACAACGTAGAGGTACGCACCCACAGCAAGGAGTTCAGAGACAAGTTAGCAATGCTCATCTCAGAGACTCGCACACCTGCAGAAATAGCGCATGCAAAAACTATTGCGGCAATGCTTGACGCAGGACTTCCAATCATCATCAACCAATACAACTCAGAGGGCTAATCATGTTAGTAACAACACTAGACAAGGCAAAGGTATCGCTCGTAACACAGCATCCATTCTTTGCATCCATCCTCATGAAGCGCAAGCTAATTGAAGATGAGACAATACCAACAGCCGCAGTAGATCAGCGCAATCAAATCTACATCAACCCCACATGGTTCAACACGCTTAGTGTCGAAGAGGTTGTGTTCGTGCTAGCTCACGAGATCGGCCATGTGATCGGTCAGCATGCATCACGTCGAGGTGCGCGCATTGCTAAGAAGTGGAACATTGCAGGCGATGCTTGGATCAACGACATGCTCAAGGCAGCAGACATTGGCACACCGATCAAAGGTTGTGTTGATATGCCCGGCTCCAAGGACATAACGGTTGACGAGATTTACAATTCGCTACCCGACGGTGACGGACCTGACGGGCCCGGTGGTACAGGCGATGACTTGATTGAGCGTGGCTTACCACTGACCCCAGAAGAAGCTACGCGCATCGATGCCGAGACTCGTGTTGAGATTGCACAGGCAGCTCAAGCAGCTAAGGCTCAGGGTAAGATGCCAACTGCGTTGGCTAAGATCATTGCTGATCTCATCGATCCCGGAACACCATGGCACGAGATACTGGAGCGTTACATGACAAGCTATGTTCGTGGAGACTACACATGGTCACGCCCTAACCGCCGCTTTGCTGACATTGCATACCTCCCAAGCACAGGCAAAGTCGCTGAGATGGGTGAGATCGTGTTGCAGGTCGACGTGTCAGGCTCTATCAATCAACGAGAGTTGGCTTATTACAACGGTCACATTGCCCGCATCATTGAGCAGTGCAACCCCGAGCGAGTACACGTCTTGTATGTTGACACTGGTGTATGCAAGCACGAAATATTCGAGCAAGGCGAAGAAGTAGCACTAGAGTTCTACTCTGGTGGAGGCACTGACATGGAAGCAGGCTTCGAATTCATTG